AGAACCTGCTAACGAGCATAGCGGAGCTGGTTGATGGACGATGGTATCGAACAGAAACCCTCGACTCCAGAGGAAAAAGAACCCGACGATACATCATTGAATCCGACATTACCGAAGAACCCGATAGTTCCGAGTCTGATGTTTCTGGGAGTGATAGCAGCGACACTTAGTGTGATTGTTGCTGGTTACTTTAAAGGTAACATGCACATTGAAACTGTGTGGCACAACCTACATAACTTCAACTAAATAGTCAAAAAGACCAATGGCATCTTTATCGGTTCCAGAATTACGCAAGAGAAATAATTTTAATTTGTTTGTTGGTAGGATCAGGGAGAACAAACCTTTTACCTTGGCTCAAGGTGCCACCAAGGTAAAACTAGACAGGGGAGTTCTCACTGAACTAAAAAGTATTAATGACTTTACTAAATTTTCTGCAGGTCAATCTATTGTTTTACCTCTACAGGGTGGTGGTGAAGTAAGACTAACGCAGTTATACAAAGATTCTGAGTTCTCTGGAAGAACACAATCTACTACAGCAAAAGAAGATGCTGAAGTTATTAGATTAAATGAAGAACTTGACAAGATAAAAGACGCTACAGGTCAAGACTTTATACGATTGAGAGTTGGAGATACCTTTTATATGGTAAACTCATGTGAGAGCACACCAGGAACTCCTAAGTGTGACTTTCACTTTAAGACTCAGACAGGATATGGTGGACATATTTCACACAAAGCAGGAGCTGGTCCTAGAGGATTCCAGCAATGGTCTGGTACATCGCAAAGAGTTGAACCTGGAATCTTTGCACACCCAGAGACACAAGCATTTATCGCAAAATTAAAAGAGATGTTCCCTGAAGGTATGCCACCTGGAACAACAGTAGGAAGAAGAATTAGGGATAATGTTCTTAAGAATTATGCTGTATATGGAAAAGATTTTGGTAAATATAAGGGAGAAAATAATGTAGATACTACCTTACAAGGTATTCTAAGGATCGATAAAGTTGGTAATGGATATGTTGTTAGGGCAAGTAATCATGAGAATAAGAACGGCGAAGTAATCACTGGTACATATGAACCGATGTTCCTTGCGGTTTATAAGGGTGATCGAAGTGACCATGGCATTAAGGGTGCCAGAATTACAATCAATCCTGTTGGTGGTAGATCAGTAAAACAGTTTGTGTAGTGTCACATGGATTACCGTAGCGCCTGTGGGTGTGCTATAATTATGGTAACAGATGAGGAGCAGACCTTGCCCAACAAACATCTTGAGCATCTAGAGGACTCGATCTTTGATGGTCGTCGTGCTGCATTAGATGCTGTCAAGCAAGCAGCACTGTGCCGTAAGGTCAGTGTCAAGTGGGACGGTGCTCCCGCTATCGTGTTTGGAACCAACCCAGAGAACGGTAAGTTCTTCGTTGGCACCAAGTCTGTATTCAACAAAAAACTCGTTAAGATCAACTACACCAATGAAGACATTGATCAAAACCATACTGGGCGGGTTGCTGACATACTTCGTCTTTGTCTGTATCATCTTCCCCGTATTAGCGGTATTGTTCAAGCTGACTTTATTGGTGTCGGTGGCGGCAGGCAATATACTCCCAATACTATTACTTATCGGTTTCCTTCTGCTATTGGTCGGGATATTATTCTAGCTCCACATACTTCTTATACAGAAGTCTCACCTACGGCAGAGGGAACTATTGGAGTTCGACTAGAGTCTGCTCTTGGTGCTCACTTCATTGACACTACTGATGCATACATTCGACCTCAAAACAATGTCAAACTGATCGCTGAGATCCTTGCTATGATTCCTTTCTGTAAGGTCTCTAAGGATAAGTATGTTCGCTTGTTTTGCCGTACAACAATCAACTCATTTGTCCGTGCTGGAAGTATCCCTTCCCCTGATGTTATCTTCAATTTGATTGATGCTAAATATAAGGGAGAGATCAATGTGACCACTATTAAGGTATGGCACAAAATCTTCACACTGAAACAGCGTCTACTCGATGCGATTGTTACAAATGGGAATGTTGAATGTTTCATTGACGGGAGTCCTTCTAACCATGAAGGGTTCGTGATAATCTCAGACAATCCGTATAAAATTGTAGATCGACTGACTTTTAGTAAAGCAAACTTTAATCTTAGAAAGAATTGGTAGAATGAAAAGTTTTAGTGCTTTCCTAATTGAAGCCGAGAGATCACGCGCCGCTCAAGAAGCAGAAAAATTAAGACTGACACATGTAGGGTATGGTAGATACGCCAACGAACGAGGCGAAGTTACCCATATGTCTCAGGACGGAAAACTTGTACAATTAGATCCTAATAACCCCGTAGCGCCAGAACAGGAAAATGGAGGAGAAGAAACTGGAGATGGCACGGGTGCGGTCGATCAAGGTACGATTGCTATTACATTTGGAAGATTTAATCCACCTACTATTGGTCACGAAGCTCTCATAAAACGAGTCGCCAGAGAGGCAAAGAATGGAGAGTATCGAATATACCCCAGCAGGTCGCAGGATCCTAAGAAGAATCCCCTCGACCCAGGGACTAAAATTAAGTTTATGCGGAAAGCATATCCTGAGCACGCCAATGCGATCATTGCGAATGATAATATGCGTAGCATTTTTGATGTTCTCACCGCTCTCGATAGTGAGGGATATAGCGGTGTTACTTTGGTTGTGGGAGGTGACAGGGTTAGCGAGTTCAACTCGTTAGCAAACAAGTATAATGGTAAACTGTATAACTTTGAAACTATTGATGTAGTTTCTGCAGGTGAAAGAGACCCAGATTCCGAAGGTGTTGAAGGTATGTCTGCATCTAAACTGCGTAAAGCAGCAGCAGAAGATGACTTCAAAACATTTGACAAGGGTATGCCGCAGGGTCTGTCAAAAAGTGATAAGGCAGAACTCTATAATACACTTCGTGGATCTATGCAAGTAGAATCATTTGATGACTTTGCTGAAGTCTCATATGACCTTCACGAAGTTGCACCGAAGTTAGATCCAGATGGTCTTAGGGAAGAGTATTACAACGGTAGACTGTTTAAAGTAGGAACCGTTGTTGAAAATGTCAACACTGGTATTGTTGGTACGGTGGTTACTCGCGGTAGCAACTATGTCATTTATGTTGATGAGTCTGAAAACATCTTCCGCTCCTGGTTGAGAGATTTGCAAGAAGTAAATAACATCAAGTTATTTGATTTCACTCCCGCTGGTGAAATGGGTACGGATGAACTTGCGGATTACATGAGAAGACTTACACCAGGTGAGTTTCTAAAGAAGATAAATAAAAAGGATAAGACCGCTGAGTAAAATGTACGATCCTAAACCGTTAGATATGACAGACGCCCTCATGCAGGTGTATGAGAAGGCAGGATGTGGAAAAGGCTACTCCGCTGGAGGAGCATATTCAAAAGGTGGAGAGAAGAAACTCGACGCCGTAGGCAAAGAAGACAAAGATATTGACAATGATGGAGATCATGATAAGTCAGATAAGTATCTCTTGAACCGTCGCAAGGTTCGCGGTCAAGCTATTGCGACTCGTAAGGAAGAAGTAGAAGAAATTATCGATACTCTGGATGAAGAGCAACTTGAAGTTGTTCTTGAATTTCTCGCTGGTAAGCCTGGTGATGGTTATATCGGTCATCCCAATTTAGATATTAAGAACCCTCTTGCTAAGAAACAAACCAAGAAAGAAGTTCTTCCTGGATCTAAAGGCGGTGGAGCAGTCAATAGAGTCGGTGCTGCTTTGGGTGATCGTAAAATGCGATTGGATAAAGCGAGGGGTCTCTCCTATGGTGGTAAAGTAAAGAAAGAAGAAATCCTTCATGATCTTTCTCAACTGAGCGAAGAACAGTTGGAAGAGATCCACGAATCTCTCTTCGATGCTGCTAAAGAGAAACTCAGTGGCACCAAAATTGGCGGCAGAATTGGTAAAGCATATAGTTCTACTCCAAAGAAGGCTCAAAGTGCTATGACTCAAGTGGGTCAAAGTATGGCATCTGGTCTGGTTGGTGGATCTTCCCGTAATCAGAGAGGTGGTGCTGGCGGAGGTCTTGGTATTAATAAGATCCAAAGAGACAATAACATTTCTGATGGCGAGCTGAAAAAAGCTGGTGGTCCTATGAAGGCAATCATGACGAAGGGTGTTAGTGGTGGTCTCAGTAAACTTGGATTTTCTAAGGGTGGTAAGGTAAAAAAGGAAGCTCTGGTCTTCAGTGATGCTGAGATTGAATTTCTTGTAACTGAAGCCCATGATATTATTGAAAATCTCAGCGATGAAGTTCTGATCAACTTCTTTGAGGATGCTCTTATTGAAATGGCAGAAGATCAGGAAGATCTCATGGAGATGTGCAACGAACTCGAACTTCGTGGCATCATGCTTCAGGAAGCAAGTGACAAGTATTATGACGATGCTGTAAAGGCATCCAAAGATGCTGCTAAGAAAAAGAAGGATGCTGAGAAGGAATCCATGGGTGATCGCCTGAAGCGTCTCGCTTCTAAGGCAGGTGAGAACCTCAAGAAGGGTGCTAAGGCAGTTGTCGGTGCAGGTGCCCGTGCTGCTGGTCACGCTGCTGGTGAGTTCTCTGCTCAGAAAGAGAGATCTAAGAAAGCTGCTGAAGAGCGCAACGCTAAGAAGGATGGTGAGAAGAAGTCTGAGAAGAAGGGCGATGGTGATGAGACAGGTGGTAAGTTAGATAAAGTCCTTGCCGACATCAGAGGTAGAAAAGATAGCGACAGTGACTCTGGCGGTGGAGAATCATCGTCTGGTGGCGGGGGAGAAGGTGGAGGCAAGAAAAAGCCTGGTCTTCTCAGAAGAATCGGTAAAGCACTGAAGAGTGGTTTGAAGAAGGCAGTTGGTAGAACTGCTCGTATGGTTTCCTCTGGTAGCGATAAACTTGCTAACAGACTGGGTGAAGACTTTGAGCAAATTGATTCACTCATCGAGTCTGGTCTGTTTACATGGACAGAGATTGAGGATATCGTAGAAGGTGTCCGTGATGAAGATCCTGAGAAAGGAACTGAAGAGCGCAAAAAGCGTCTTGAGAAAAAGCGTGGTATGAAGTTAGACGATCATCCCCAGTATAAGAAGGAGGCAAACTGAAAATGAAACCAACAGAAGTACAAAATCTTAGAGAAGCCTACATGAATGAGGTGTGGGGTGATGCCTTAAATTCTCGCCAAAAAGAAAAGGATCTTCCTAAACCTGGTGGTCCTCAACCAAAAGCAAAAAGAAGTGCTGCTGGTGATGAAGGCACTACAGGCGATGCATTAGGTGCTCGCCTTACTGCCACTCCTCCTAAGAGATCTAAGAAGGACGACAAATCCAAAGACGATAAATCCAAAACTGACACTAGAACAACATGGCAGAGACGCCGTGATGCTAGAAGGTCTTCGAGTGCTGCTGCTAGAGCAAATACTAATGATCAGGGTCAGTCTATTAAGACTGATAAACCTGTAGCAAAGAAGAAAGATAAAGAGACTAAAACTTCTCAAGCTGCTCCTAAGAGTGCTCCTTCTGGTGCTAGTGATTCTAGAAACGCTGAGTATATCAAAAAGCGTTCTGCCATTTCTAAGGCAAAGAGTCCCGAAGACAAAGCAAAAGCAACAAAGGATGCTGAGTCTGCTGGTATGGCAGCATGGCGTAAAGCAAATCCCAAACTTGCTGCTGCTAAGGACAAGAGAGACAAGACCAGGGGCACAGAAAAGTCTAGCAATCCTCTGATGAAGAAGTACCTTAAGGATCGTGAGAGTCGTAAGGAAAAACTTTCTAAAGTCAGAAAGGATGCTGCTGCTGATTCTGTTTCAAAGTCTTCTAATGCTGAGCGTATTCAGAAGAAGCAGACTGAGAGACAAGCATCTGTAGATAAGTCTATCAAGCAGGTGGCTCTTAGTGATCGTGCAAAAGAGAAGCAGGGTCTGGACAAAAACAAGCCTACTCCTAAGGATCAACTTCCTAAGGGTGCTCAACAGGCTCGTACAGGTGTTCCTAAAGCACAACCCAAGGGATCTTTGGATGTTAAAAAATCTGAAACACCTAAATCTACATCAGCTGCAACTGCTCCTGCTAAGCAGACAGCACCTGCTATGCCTAAAACTGCACCTGCTTTGAACCCTGCAGCAACACCTAAAGCTGCTACACCTAAGATGTTCTCTAAGGGTGGTAAATATAGGAAGGAATCTCTGATGTCCTTCGGTGCATATCAACTGTCAGAAAAAAAAACCTCCGTCAAGATCAATCCTAAACTGAAAGATCTTGAGGAAGATTGCCTGAACGAGGGTTCTTGCTCAGGTCACTCCGAGGGTGGGGAGATTATAAACGGCAGATGTTCTATCTGCGGTGGTACACCCAAAAAGTCAACCAAGAAAGAGGAAACAGCCTATGTCAGTCAAGAAGAAGTTTCAGAAGAAAGCTATCAAGAAGGCTACGAAACTGAGACAGACTTGACTGAAGCACTGCCTGGTTCCATTGAGGCAAAGAAAGGTAGCACTTACGATAGTAAGGCAGACTTTAAGGCTGCTTTCAAGAAAGATCCTAGTGCGTTCAAATCTGCTCTGCCGTCAATGGGTGGTCAAAAACCAGGAATGATGGCGTATGGTAAACCAGGTAATTATGGTTCCAATAGACCAGTAAAACCAATACCAGCTTTCCAACAAAAGATGATGTACAAGAGCGGAATTGGTATGAAAGGCGGCGGATCTGGCAAAGGTTTCTGGGCTGCTACCATGAAGGCAAACAATGCTAGCATTGCTAAGGCAGATGGTAATAAACCATCACAGGCTCCTATGAATGCCAACAGACCTGGTGCTCCTAAATCTTCTAGTGGTGGTTCTAACAAACCAATGAATGCTAACAGACCTTCGTCTGCTCCTAAAGCAAACACAAGTGGATTGTCTGGCAAGAAACCCTCTGACCTGTTATCTAAAGGTGGCAAGGTCAAGAAGTCTGTCAGTGAAATGACTCAGCAAGAGATTCATGAAGAGTATGTACAGATTCAAGAGTTCCTTGGAAAAATTTTCAAGGGTGTCAAGAATTTTGTAGGTGGTCTTTTTGGCGGTGGGCAGAGGCAGCAGCAACAACAGGGACCGAAGAAGCAGTCCATGAAGGATTACAAACCTGCCGAAGGGCTTAAACTCAAAGGCAACATGAATGATAATCGCCCTAAGATCAGCAATAGCTCTGGTAGTAATCAACCGTTCAGTGACTCTGGTAAACCATCTGGATCGAAACCTTCTGATATTGCTGATATCAAAAGTGGAACTCCTGAGAAGATAGACAAAGGTCTTCCTAACAGAAAGGATAAGAAGAAGGACAAGCGATTTGATGAAGAGTATGAATGTGTTTCTGACTACATTGGTCCTGATGAGAGAACCAAGATGAAGAATGACATCATTCTGGCAAAGCGTGCAATGCGTGCTGTTAATGCTGCTAAGCAAAAGGCAATGTCAGATAACGAAAGAATTCTGAAGTCTTTAGGTAAGTTTGGTAAAACCACCCCTGAGGAATGTGACAAATGAAATCATTTAAACAATTTACACAACTCAGCGAAGAAGAACAACTAGATGAGTTCTTGGGTGGTGTTTTCAAATCAGTTGGTAAAGCAGTCAAAGGTGCTGTTGGTGGTAAGGCACCAACTGAAAACCCTAACCAAGGTTCTAGATCCATGGCGGGTAGAGCTGGAGTTGGTATGAATCCTCCTGCTTCTGTTGCTGGTGGTAAGATTCCTCCATCTGTTAAATTTGGTGGTGGACAAAACCTCCCTAAACCAGGTGTCAATCTTGCACAGAAGTTTGATGCATCTGGTAAGAGTAGATTCCAGAGAGGGATTGGTGAGTTTGCACCTAAAGCACCTGCTGCCGCTCCTGTAGATGCAGCTAAACCAGCTGCTAGTCCTGCTAAACCTAAACCATCTCCTATGAATGCCAACAGACCTGGTGCTCCTAAGGCAAACAGTGGTGCATTGTCTGGCAAGAGACCTTCTGACCTGTTATCTAAAGGTGGTAAAGTCAGAAAGGAATCCTTTGAACTGGAAGAGGGTAGAGCAGAAGATGCTAAGAAGTCTTTAGAAAAAGTCAAGAAGCGTCAAGGCGTTCTTGATGATTATGAGAAGAAGACTGGCAAGAAACTTGACATCAACAAATCAGTTGAAGCAAGAGAGCATAAGAAAAACTTCCCTGGTGCCAAGCGCACTGGTAAGAAGAAGAGAGGTGAAAAGGAAAGTGAACTTGAAACTCATAACAGAAGAGTTAACAAGTATAGTGAGCGTCTTCGCAAGTATGGCAAGACCAAGAAGCAAAAGAAAGATGACGAAGCTATGGCGAAACACACATCTCGTTTCGACTGAGCATATATAGATTAGACCCGATTATAGGTACTAGTCATGTTAGCATTCTTGCTTCCAATCGCACAAAAGATTATTACGGATGCTGTTGCTAAGATCCCCGATGACGAGGAACTTGGCGAAAAGCTCATTGAAGTGTGCCTCATCATCCTTAAAAAGGCAGTTAAATTAACTAAGACTGACATGGATGATCGCCTTCTGCACAAGGTAGAAGAGGCTATTAAAGCACGCTAATTATAAATAAATATACGGAAAATATTCGGAGAGCACAATGTCTTTATACGGAAGAGTTGACTCTGCCGCCAATCAGACCCAAGTCGGCTTGACTAGAGGTAACGGCGCAGGGTCCGCAACAGAAACAATCGTCTTTGTTGATGAGACCGAAGCAGGTCTGGCAGCGAACAAAGAGCGTGGTATCACTGCTCCTGGTTGGTGGGCATATCGCACTTATACCGATGGTGCTGGTAACACCCGTCATAAGGCAGAGCACCTGATGATCCTCACTAATCCTGAGGCTAACGCTGATGAGACTCTCTCCGATGACACCATCGCAGCAGACGCAGCAAACACCATCACCCTCAGCACCAACAACACTGACAAGACCACCTCTAGTGGTGCAGCAACCTTCCTGGTTGCAGCGTCGGTTACCAACTCTGGCACAGCAACCTTCCAGTGGCAGAAGCGCACAACTTCCAGCGGTCGCTGGTCGAATGTATCTGGTGCAACCTCAACCTCTCTGGCACTCACAGGTCAGACTGCATCCGAGGACGGCAACCAGTATCGTGTTAAGGTCAACTCTGACAATGGTGCTCCTGAAGTAATCTCTGACACCGCAACTTTGAC